ACTGAATCAACGGATTTCACGCCTGCAACCCGATTGCCTGCCTCATGAATAATTTGAGCTAAAACTGACGGATCGAGTTTTTTAGCAAGCTGCACCTCTTTCCACGCGATTCCGTTTTCCTGCTGGTAATAGGCGTCATTGGTCCATAGTCTGATTTCATTAGCGAGATTCTGCGCTATCGCTAACGCCCCAGAGGTGAGCAAAACATTCCCCTCTGGCGAGAGCTGTAAATCCCAGTCAGGACTTAATAAAGCTGTTTTTGCGGTATGCGGCATTTTCGCTGGTCCTAAAGATCATTTATTACTTTTGTCGCTATTGCTGAAATCGTTTCAACGGTAAGCGGAACCCCGAGCGACGCCGCGCCCGATTTAACTTTTTCCCATACGGTCCTATTTTTCAGTTTTTCAAGTAACTCATGGCCTCTAAGCGTAAGACGAGGTGAACAAAGACCATAAGAGTAATCGAAGTTTGTTCCTGTTTTAATCTGCAAACCTTCGACAAATTCGCCGTCTAAACACAATAGAAGATGACCAAATATTAACTTTTCTTGAGCTTTTGCCTCTGATTTCAGGTTTTCTCTTGTGTCGAAGTTTTCGAGCTGAACGGAATCGGGCAAAGCTCCCACGGTACTCAGGTAATCTGAGATACTTTCATCTTCGAATTTCTCCAATAAGCCTCTGATTATCTTCCAGTCCATTCTCATTTTTAGTCCTTATTGTTGAGGTTGACCGCTGGTAGTGTCGCCAGCTTGAACGCTGGTATGAACGTGCGTTGTAAGGCTGACGCCCTTGGCTTTAACGTCCCCGCTAAATGTTGCATTAGCGCCACCTGAACCGCCACCGCTAATCGCGCCGTTGAGATTGATTTGCGGCGAATTGAGAGAGATAGAAGTCGAACCCTTTAGCTCGATCGTTTTACTGTTAATCGTGCAGGAATCGGTTTTAATCACGACGCTCGCAGGCGCCTCAACTGTGATCTCCCCGCTGTCCTCGATATGAATAAAAGTAGACGGCGCCGGCCCCCAAAAACCACCGATATAGAACGAATCAGAGCGGTCAAACTCTCTAAATGTCGCAGGAACTTTAGGCGTGTTGTCGCCGTTCACGTTTGAAATATCATGCTTCGCCACCACGGCCAAACCGATATCCCCAATTTTTGGATCACAAACGACGGCAGCGGTTCCGTGCTGCAGACGGAAATAAGGGAGCCTCGGAATAGTTGTAACTGCAATCCCTTGAGCCTCAACGTTTCTAGGCATGAGCAACGGTTTAACAGTTACATAGCCGGCGCCAGACCCTGTTCCTGTTCTTTCTACTGCTGTAACTGTTACTGGGAACGCGGTGTAAACGGTTTTAGAGATCAGAGATTTGACGAAAAATTCTAATGCGTTAATGGGGCTGGAACCCGCGAAATCGTTGTAATTCGCACTATATTCTTGACTGCTCATATCACCACCTAGGATAAATAGCTGTGATGTTTGTTTTCCATGACTGTGATCCGGGGTCGTTTGCACATAGCTCATGACGCAACCCCGTTATTTTCCAAGTCCCTGAAGCTCTGGGTACGATCGTTTCTAATTTGAAATTCGCCCCAATGCGTAGATCAGGCCTGAAAAACGTAGAGACGTTAATTCCGTTGTTCGTGAACGTCGGATACCCGATCATTCCATTCGTTGCGTTTATTAGTGGAACTGATCCCTGAGTTTTTCGGGTGCCATGGTTTTTAATGAGTACGACTTTTTCATCATCAAAAATCAAATCAACACCAACGGCGTCAGCAATCCGCCTCATTTTTGTGACTGGATCCCCGTCGATAATGCAGTCCTTAATCGAAGCTGTGATGTCGTTATTTTCGAGCGTGTATCCGATCTCTTTAGTGATCTGATCAATCAGCCCCGTTACCGTCTGATTACCGTTTACCGATATCGGCGGCTGGGGAATTAACGCGGGAAATAAGCCGCAGTTCGCTTCAATCTTGAAAACAGGAGAAGGAGCGGCGTTAAAGTCTGCCCATGCGTTAACGATCTCGCCTTTAAAGACAACGGATAACGTTTTGCCCTTTTCACCTGCAGAAATATTGATTTTGTTCCGCTTCAACGAGAACGACTTAAAACCTAGGTGCGTTAGACGCTCCATTGTTGCTAAAGACAATCCTCTGAGTTCGATTTTGGCCTTAGGAAACGCGGGACAGCCGGATTTTTCAATTGAGCACTTAACCGCGAACCCTTGAAACGTAACGGCCTCTTGTCCGTCCAGCGTTACCGTAACGGCCACTTCTTTTTGCGTGTACGTTGTGTTTTTATCAATTTCCGGCAGTAGTGACGGCATTTGCTGCCTCCTCGTAAACTAGCAGCCATCGAGAATTTAACTCTTGATACTGCGGGTCTGACTTCCCGAGCGTGTCTATAAAAAACAAACGCCCCGAAAATAGAGGCGTTGGATAACAATTGATGTCAGTTCCGATGCAACATCGGCGCCCTGCGAAAATTTGAACGCCGTCTACCGCTAAATCACAATAGAGATACTCGGCAATCTGCCGCAACCTGATAACGCAGTTTTGACCTCCGAGCACACACGAGAACTCTTGAAACGGCAAGGCGCTTATAACGATCTGATTCATTTTTAAAAGAATCCGGTAATGTTCTTAAACAGGCTCGGTTTTACCTGAGCTTGTCCCGTGTTCACCTTATTGGCCGAGGTTGCACGCTTGGGCGAATACGAGGTTTTTTGCTGGCTTAGATTGACCGATACGATCTCAACAAAAGACGCGTGAACGGTCAGCATACAGGCGCCTGTCGTTTGAGTTCGTGAGAAATCGTAGTGATCGAGCGCCATATTTCGCCAAATTTTGGCAGGGCTGAATATCGTACAGGTATTGGTGCTGTTTAGTCGCCTGTCTAGCATAGCCAGCGCCAAAACCTGAATCGCGTAATTACCGTTGAATAGAAACTCGACGTTGACGCGTTCAGGCTCCCGCACGATATTAAACGCCGCAAGCTGCCCATTTTCTATCGGTTCTGTCGGAACTTTCGAGGATTTATCCGCGTCAATCGCGCCGATAGAAGTGTATGGAACGAACGGCAGCAGGTTATTGCCTACCACCGCCCAGCTAATCGACATTACTGAGTTTAGGCTTGCCATTTAATCACCACCTTGACGATATCCGCTTGCCTGATTGCCAAGTAGATCCTGATAATCACCCATCCCTTCTGTTACGCCCCGGTAAGTGGCGTCGTGAACAGCCTTAGGATCGGCGTTACCTTGGATATTAATGCTGACATCCGTTTTCATCGGCGCATTAATAACCGGAGAAGCGGCCTTAGGAACGATCGATGCTGCGGCGCCGGCCTGAGCTCCCGGAGGTGTTGTAACAGGTGCCTTTTTATCGTCACCTAACCCGAACCATCCTCCCACAGTATCAATTGATTTAGAAGCCCAATCCGGTAATTTCCAATCAGTGAAAAACTTCATTTTGTCTTCTAGCCATTTGAAAATCCCGGCGCAACCAGATTTAATTTCCTCCCACGCCTTAACAAAGTTCTCCTTCATCTTCGGCATGGTATTTATCAGGTTAGCAATATCTTTCGCTAAATCTCCGATAAATCCGACAACGGCTGTAATAACCGCTACAACCGCCTCGCCGAACGCCTCCATGAACATGTCTTTTAGAGGCGATAGTTTTTCTAGGAGATCGGAAACCGCTTTCCAAGCATCTTTAAAAGACTGCCTAACGTCTTGGATTTGTTCATCCGTGTAACCCACGGATTTCAAGAAATCTTCAAATACGCTCGGGCCGCCTTTGGTGAAAACAATTAAATCTTCAATTGCCCCAGCAAGTAAAAGAACTCCGGCAACGACCAGCCCGATCGGACTGGCTAGAAGACCGAGCAGCTTGCCCGCCATCATGAGGGCAGATTTAGGCCCAAACGCCAATGCCGCTGCTGTAGCAATACCGGTTAACGCAATTTTGATGAATTGACTATGCTCTCCGATAAACAGCGACGCATCACCAAAAACCTTAACGGCCTTCTCAACCCACGGGATAAAAAACTTAGCAAACTGATTGCCGATATTTTGGATAGCCATTCCCGTGACTTGCCACGAAATTTTGAAGCGTCTGGCATTCTCTGCATCTTTAGGCGTTAAGGCGAGTTTCCGATATGTCTCAACCAACTCTCCCATCTGCTTGTTGTTTTGCAGAAAGACGGCGGCACTTTCTCGAGTTAATCCTAAGTATTTCAGAGCGTAATTGGCCTGAGCTCCCGTCATGCCGTTGAGCTGTTTTCCCATGCGCAGGAATACTTCTCCACTGGCGCCGGTACGCTCGGTAAACGCCTGCATAGCCTGCGTAAAAGCCTCTGCAGAACCTCCTGCTGCTACATTTGCCTTACGCCAAGCGTCAATCTCTGAAACATTCATGCGAACTTTCTTTGAGATGTCGTCAAGTTTGGCACCTTCGTCTAGGAAGTTTCCAAACATGAATTTGGCACCAAACATCGCGGCCAGTGGAGCGGCGTAACTCTTAATGGCGGCAAATACTCGCTTGGCTACAGAATCGAGCTGAGAAAGCGATTTTGATGCATCCTTGGAGGATTTAACAACCTTTTTCCCTGCTGTTTCGCCGCTCTCTCCAACCTTTCCTACTTCTTTAGAGGTTTTCTTGGCGTTCTGACTTACTTCATCAAAAGATGCAGAGGCTTTGTTAATACCATCCGTTGAGTCACCAATGGAGTCGAGTTTTTCTCCGGCTGATTGAGCATATCCGAGCAGCTGATTCAGCTTGTCGGATAAAACTTCGAAAAACTTGATTACGTCATTGGAATTGACTGATACATCAATAACTAAAGAGTCGGTTGTTTTGGCCATGATGTCATGCGCTCTTTTGCGCCACCCACGAGTTGTAGTTTTTAATTAGCAATGCCTCGTCTAATGCGTAAGCATCTTCCAGCGTTAGTTGAGTTTGTAGTTCGACTAATGAGGCCATTCCGCCCATGACTAAACGGGACATTAGAGGCGTGAGCTGAGTAGTGACCGCCACGCCCCGAACTTTCGCGCAATCTGCTAAGAACTCTGCTCTGAGGGGTAGAACTGGCGTATCAAGTCGGGAAAAAAACCGAAGTTCGCCTTGAAGCTTTCGATTCTGAGTTTGAGGATGGTCAACGGACTGGAGATATAGCCGTCCGCGTCATCGAAGGAGAATTTGATCTCGCTCTTACCATCAACCTTGTAGACCTCGGAAAGCAGCTCATCTAACAATGCCTTGGCTTCGACGTGTGGAACACTGACAAGCGCTTTGATCACGTCTCTGTATCCCATTTCGCTCTCAATATCGAGGTTTTTGCCGGTCATTAAAGCGATCCGAATCATCAGGTCTTCGGATTTGGTTGCAGGGAATGGGTAAATCTTGAAAGTCAGCTGATTACCGCCGTCGTCCAATTTGATAACTTTCGGTTCCTTCATTTAAATGCGCTCCATAGATTCAAAGTGGAATACCCAAGTTGTCGGCGCCAGAACTTTATTGAGTGCAGGCATCGGATTTGCCGTCTGCAACACACCATTAGAGAATTGGTATGTTTTGCCAATTGACGGGATTTTGATTGTCAGATTGCAAACATAGAGCTGTTTGTTCGAACTCATTGCCTCGTAAAGCGTAGTGAACGCGGTAGCTGTCGGAGAGTTAGCCTCCAGCGTGATCGTCACCGGATAAATATTCGGAGTAACGCCCGCTGCCATATTACCGTCAACGCCCATGCGGGTTTCGGCGATCTGCTGAGAATCGGCAACAATAGCGGCGTCAGTTGAAAACCTTTCCAGCTTCAAACCATTAGGGTACAACTCTTCAATCGTCATCACTGCAGAAGCATTGGCAGCTGTGATGTCAAAATTTTGTCTAGGCATTTTTATTTATTCCTAAAAGAAAAACCCGCCATTGCGACGGGTCTTTACGGTTGTGAAATTTTGATTACATGACGGCCGTCAGCGGCATCTCAATTCGTTGGACGCTCCCGGCGTAAGTAAAAAATAATCCGAGTCTTGGACTTCCTCTTTGGGTTCTGACATTTGCAGAGGGTGCTTCAATCAAGTACCAATATCCCTTGGAGTAGAGGTCTTGCTTAATCATCGGATTGTTTGTCTCCGTCAACAATTGCTGAACTTGAGAATTCGAGAGCTCGAGACCAGTATCAATAACACCATTTCGTTTGGCGTCATTGATCGGATCGAGCAACCAAGCCTCAATGTAGGCGAACCCTACAGCGTTGTAGGGAGCGCGATTGATGGCCGCGAACCCGTCCATGATCTGACGCTGGATGCGGGCTTTAAACCAAATCATGCCGTATAAGGCATCGATCCATTGGTAGATTCCGGAGAGCAGGCAGCCACGGTTGATGAAATCAAATTCAGCGTTACGTGTTGCGAATGCGCCCACGTAATTGACCTTGAGATCATCCAATGCTTCAGCCACTTCGTCGCTGAGAACGGAAGCCTTAATTCCGGAAGCCGACTTCGCAAACCACGTCTTAATGCCTTGGATAGCGGACCAATCAATGGAAGCGCCAACTGCAAGGAAGGCCGCGGCATCCTGAGCGGTACCGTAAACCATCGCCAAACAGTTATAGTTGTTCTCCGCTAACTGGGCGGCTTTCGTTGTTGACTGGGTAGATTGATCCAGCATCTTTGTGTCTGTAGACCAATCAAAGTACACATAGTCATCATCAATGTCTGCCCAAGCCGCTAAAGCGGAAGCCTCTGCCGCCTCTGTCGCATAAAGAGTCGTGAATCCGACCCAGTTTCGAGAAACAGAAGTGACAAGGTTCATATTCTGAGCCGGAGTCAGAGCATCGGAACCTTGAGAGAGAACGGCGCCGGAATCTTCCGTCAGTCCGAGCAATGCAGATATATCCGTTCCAGTGGTCGCCTTTGTAGCGAAGGAAATTGAAGCGGTATCGCCTGTCTCTGTGGTGGTCAGAATGATGGCATTTTGATCAGAGTTATATACACCTGATACGGCCCCAATAGCAGTAGCCAGCTCAGTAGCCACATCGCTGAAAGATTTAGCGCCGGAGAAGTCGAGATTAACAACTTCTTTTTCCGTGCCGTTAACTGTAATCGTTAAGGAACCTGCAGTAATCGCCGTTAATTCAGACAGCTGAGCAGAGATCGGAGCGGATTTAATCCAAGCAGCGGCGTCTGCATTGATTCTGCGGGCCACAAAAAGACGGTTAATCGCCTTCTGCTGATTGTTCACTCCTGAGAAGTATTGATTAGCAAAGTCTGCCTCAGGAGACTCCGCACCAAAGTAATTTCCGACAGAGGCAGCGGTCACAAATTCCAGTGCCGGAGAATCTGCAGGAATCAGAGCATTCTGGGTCAGCAGCAGACCATTTGTTTCAAGATCGGCGCTCCCAGCTCCAATGATACGAGGGGTGATAGAAACCAATCGATTAGCATTGATTGACATATTTTTCCTCAAAATAAAAAAGCGCCAGATGGCGCCGACGATAATTTTTATGGAGCGGCTATGAGCCACACCAGAAACTCATTTATTTGAAAATATCCTTTACAGCCTTAATCGCTTTCGCAATCACCCAAACTGCGAGTCCGTAACCGATTAGGTAAACGGGAAGAGCTGCATACAAAGGAACGGCAGTGACCATGGTTAGGGCCTCCGCTAGGTCGTGTAAAATGTTCATATTGACTGATTCCCTTGCAATCAGTTAACTCAAACCCCGCTCAGCTACCAACTGAACGGGGCTATTTTTTTTCATAAAATCCTTATTTTTGGGACTGACATCTTGACTATCCCACCTTCTTGAGGTAGTCTCCGTTTCATAGGTCGAAGCAAAGACTGTGACCCGTGTAAAATCATCACGGAATCCTTAGAGGATGGTAATAGCGCAGCGTCTCCGGCCTTTTCTTTTTTCCTCTTCATTGCAGTCTCAAATCTTCTCTTTTTACTTTCAAAACTCTCTACCCCATTAGTGTTCACACTGTAGGGATGTAACGTTCCATATTTCGTTTCTCCAATATCGACAAAGATTGTTTTCTCTTTCCCGTTTATGTTGAAGGTTTTCATCTTGGTATGGAACGCCACTTGTTTACCGTGGTTTGGCTCTTCCCTTCTTCCGGGATAGTCTCCGCTTTCTATTACTTCTGGCACGTAAGGAAGGGCGTTTAGTATGTCTTTTAAGTTTGGCTGAAACTTTTTAAATTCGCTTCTTGCCTCGCTAGAAAAGGTCACAACAGCAGGAGTTTCTTTTCCATTTAGCTCAACTACTGTTGGAACTGTTCCTCCACGCAATTCATTGTCGTAATAGTTTGTGATTGCCTTATTTAAATTACCTTGAGCCTTTCGCACATAACTTGTTGTGTCTTTAGATGGAGGCTCTTCTAAGAGGTTTTTCTCTGACTTTGGAAACGTTGGCTGTTTAGGTTTCTTCTGTTGGCTATTCTTTTCCGGGTTAGATTGTTCAGCTTGCCTCTCAATCTTTTTCCCTATTTTCCCTTCTAGCTTTCCTGATTTACCAACAGGAATATGGGTACCGCGGGACGTAATCCACTCTTTCGGATCTTTTTCTGCATCCCTTGCTTTACCAAGATCAGCATACTTCCTCCCCATGCCGTACATCATTCCTAGCTTGAATGCACGCCCAAGTTTGAAAGCAAGTTGCACGTTCATTCTTTTTCCTTCGGCGGGTAGCTCACATCAACGTTTTTCAGGTCCACATCAACCGCACTAAAGAAGCTCATGGAAACTTTGATCTGACTCTGCATGCTGAGATGAATCATCAGCGTGGATCTCCGGACATAGTTGTCAGAGTCCCCGACAATGGTGGTATCTCTCGGATCGTCCGCATGAAGCAGGCTGATTCCTCTATCAACGAAAAACTGCACGCCTACCTGAGACCTGCATACAGTCTCCAAAGCCTGAGCTCTCAGCATCGCATTCATGCTGTCCGAGCCGTTTAGGGTCGAGGCGTAACAATCGACCTGTACCAAAACCTCTGTAGTAGTCGAGAGATAAACATTGTCATCGGTTTGGTCCTTCTCCCAATCCTCAGCACTCGTTCCATGGCGGACGCTTGAGATGTAGGAATAGATGACGTAATCGTTTCCTTCAGGAGGCAAAGCTAGATTATTTTGGTTCCCGTAGAAGATGTTTTCCGGCGCCACAGCCGGAACTGCAAATATCTCAAGAAACTCCTGGATTGCTGTCCGGATGTTCGGGGTCAGGTTTTGTGCTTTCATCTTCATCTTCCGCGATATTCAACTTCTGAGGCGTGGTTTGGAGTGTGCAGCGGACCGCCTCCCAACCGGCATCGGAAAAATCTTCAATCACCGCAGTGATCAGCCACTGGCCTCCCTTGGAGTCTTCGACATAATCTCCCGACCTCGCTAATGGCCTATAGATTGCCCAAGGTCGCTGCTTCTGGTCGCTCGATGCGAAGAGATACAGGCGCCGGATGATGGTGTTCTGTCCGGCTAAGTTGGCATGATCCAACGCGCTATCGCCTTCGCTTTGAAAATTCCCTTGAATCTCCTCTGCTGGTGCGTAATACGCTTGGACAATCCCTCCTACATTCTTTTGACCGACCGATCGATACAGCTTGAAGGTTTCGTCAGCATAGTTGGCGTTTATTGCCTGACGGACAATTGCATGTAGGTTGAGAGACATTAGGAAACCTTCCAAGTTATTGAGCTTTGCAGGACGCCACTCAGCGTCAAAGGCTTCGTGGTCATCACGTTATTAGGCAGAGTGCCTTTCCCTTTAGCTTTCTTGGCCTTGTCCATTTCTCCTCTTGCCTGCATCAGTGCCATCGTTAGCTCTGATCGTTTAGGAAATGAACCAGCAGGAATACCTGCTTCTCGAATCGTTTGCTTGATGTCATCGGTAGCCATTTGCCCCATGACGCCTAACGAATGCGTTATGTCGAACGTTTTTAGGAAGCGGGACCTAAATTTCTCCTGCCAATCCATTCGTTTTTGAGCGTATGTGGCTCTCATAAACGGACGCGGAGGCATGTACAGGGTCGTGAATTTGCTGTTCGGAGGAAGTCCTAGCTGGGCTGACAGATAGTGTCCTTGCTTACTCGTCACTGATTGGGTCCACCCATATTCCAAATACATCCCAATGGTGGCAATGTCCGGAATCATTATTCCGACCTCTAGTTTTTTATTGCTATCGGCCTTGAGTTTCTCTGACAGCTTTTTGAACGCATTGTTAGATGTGATTTTGATGCCCATCATCATCCCCACGGATGGTAATTGTTTCCCGGATAAACTCGGCCGCCGATTCGGTATTTGGCAGTCAGCGTCCAGTACATGGCGCCGCATTGTGTTTGAGCCCACCAATCTCCGACAAAAGTATTCGTTTTCAGAAGATCAAAGCTGGTACTCACACTTCCCTGCGTAGCACTAGCAATCCTGCCAACCTGACCGTTCGGCTGCTGGCTGAGTGTCAGCAGGTGGCAGGTTGCAAGATCAAGAAGGCGCTCCCTTGTATAGATCTTGTTGTCCGGATCATAGGGAGCAAAGCTGTCGGCGTCCGTATTCCCCACGAACTCCACCGCCACATCAAAGTGGAACTGAAGAGTTTCGTCCGGGAATTTAACTTCATCCGAAAACGCAGGATGAAGGATTCGAAATTTTTCAGGATCAAAGACGACGACAGCCATTTTGTTAACCTTCTTCGTTCTTAACTTCTTCAACGTTGACCGATTCAGGATCGATCGGATTGAGGCCGTGGGACGCTTCTTTTAACTCGTCCTCGCGGCCTCTGAATTCTTGAACTGATTTCATCTCAAGCAGGCACGGAATACCGCCATTCACGCCTGTGAATACAGCCTCCTGACCATGCATGCGCTTGATGTTTTCCCAGTCCTCTTTATCGATCTGGAATGCGACAGAGTTTCCCTTGCCCAGCAGGATCCCGTCACGTTTTCCTCTAAGCGAATCATTTACGCCCGGAAAAACGATCGTTTTTGTTCCGCCATTGCCATTCGGCACATCATCAAATTTGAGGCCGTGTGCCAGAGTGCAAGCAATGATCACCGTGGACTGAGTTTTAGCAGTGCTCTTCTTCTGGGTATTGCTGAAATTGTCTGCGACAACCTTTCCGGATGTTGCTTTCTGAGTTGTGTTTGTACGAGCCATTATTTCAATCTCCTAAGAAAGAGGCCCGAGAGATCGGGCCTCCGTAGCTGGTTAGTTCAGGTTAGATGCCGAGCATCGTGGCAACGAGGCTGGGACGACGAATAACAGCGCCCCAAGTTCCGCCAACGACCTTTTGCTTGTAGCTTGACATTTCCGGAACCACACGACCCAAGAAATACTTCTCAGAGAATGCGCAGATACCAGTCTCAATGCCAAACAGGTCAGGAACAGTCATGTACAGCATTTCACCAGCCGTTGTAGTCAGCTCAGGAAGCTGAACAACCTCGATGTTGGGGAATGACTGATTGAGCATAGTCATAGCCGTAAGACCGAAGGAGTTCGGCTCGGTCAGGTAAGGAGCTCTGGTGTTGCTGACAGCGAGAATGATGCGGGAGTTCTGATCAACCAAACCGCCGTTATTCTTGCTAATTTCAGCCCAAAGCTTGTTAATGTCGTTATAGACAATGTTGGCAGTCTTCTCAGGCTGTGCAGCGCACTTTGCTGTCCACGTAGAGTTAGCGGTAGATCCCGTGGTGATGGAGATCGGAGAAATCGAAGCGTTCAGGTTCGGGTCATTTAACAGACCGTAGACCTTCTTACCTTCGACACCATAAAGCGCAAACTTGTTGTGAGCCATCGCCATAACGTAGGCAGAGGCCTGTTGTTTAGAAGAAACAACATTCAACTTGGCCTTAGCCGCAAGACCCACCTCACGATCACCATACTTGATGACAGTTTGGAACAAGAAGTTTTCGCGAGTCGGGTACTCCACGTTCACATCTGTAGAGACGTTCTCCGCGAAGTCAGAGTAAGGAGTCACATTGCCCGCATACTCTTCGACCGGGAAGGTGAAGAAGTTATCTGTCCAGTCACCCTTTCTTTCTTCGCCGAAAATCTTTGTAGCGTTCTGGGCGGCAAACAGGATGGGGACGACCTGCGGGTCAATGAATGTCGTGAAGACGGACGGGACGCCGACAGACACGGGAGTCTGCAATGCGGCATCTCGAGCCATTGCCTTAACCGTTGCGTCGTAGTCGACGTTGATCTTACCTTTGGCGTCTGTGGAATAGGACATGAATCCTTTTGCTTCCACACCATGCACGCCTTTTTGCTTTGCTAATTCAAAATCGTTCATTTTTTACCTCAGATTAGGATCCGCTCGCGGCAGGCTGATAACCGAGGCCGTGATTGGAAATGATGATCGTGTCGCCCTTTGCACCAGCCGTCTGAACTGTCCAACCGGTGTCATTTGCGGCACCGGCAGCACCAAATGTGATGGCGCCAGTGGTCGGATCACAGAGAACAGCTTGACCGAGAGTTGCGGCCGCAGGTGCGACGATGTAGTAGTCACCTCGAACGGCAATCGTCAGCTCAGCCCCTTTCGGATAAATGTCCGGAGTATCTGTGCCCAGCTCGATGGACGCCGTGAACGTGCGCTCAACAAAACCGATCGGTTTGGCCCCTGCAGAGCCCTTCAAGGATGCGATTGGGAATTTCACGGCTGTTCCGGTTGGGGAGGCGGCTACAGCAAACGCAAAACCACCGCACTGGACAGTACCGTCAGACAAGTAGTTCTGAGGCGTGTAGACGGCCTGATTGAATGCAACCTGCTGTCCCGGAATACCGATAGCAGGATAGAGACCTACAGATTTTTGAAGCATCAAAAAATCTCCTATTTATTTAACATTGTTCAAAATTGCGCTGACGGCAGTCGGCTTCTCGGTCACCTTGGCGCCGGAGTCTTTCGCACCAGCTAAGGCCTTTCGACCCTGCATGTAGGCGCGATACGCAGAACGAGCTTCGGATGCGGGGATGTTTTTCAAACCGAGTTTCTTGAGTGCTGCCACATAGATGGAACCTGCGGAGTCATAGGATCCGGCACGGATAACACCTAACACCGGCTTGACTTCTTCGATTGCGGCCAGTTCAGAGTAGATGGCGTTTCGGAGAATCTTCATGGAGTCAGAGGCAGAACTCTTTTCTTCTTTGCCATCATCAGGTTTCGGATCTTCATCTTGTGCGCCTTCATCTTTCTTCTGGGCGTAATTCAATCCGGCAGCAAAAGCCTTCTTCTCTTCTTCAGAAGCTTCATCAAGACCACAGGATTTCAATGCATCTTCCGCTTCTTTTTCGAGATAGCGTTCTTCGCCTTCGCGTTCGTGATCAGAATCGATGCGTTTAGGATCGTCCTTTTCACGTTTTTCGCCGTAGAGAACGCCAGCTTCAAAACCAGCCTTGAAGTTCGGATCCTTCATCTTTTCATCAAGTTCCGGATCGTCGTCCTGGGCCTCTTTTTGTTCATCGGGCTTAGGATCTTCGTCTCCTGTAGCCTGAGAGTAAGCCAGGTCAGACAGAGTGGTCTTAAGCTTTTCAGCTTCTTCGTCCGTCAGGCCTTTTGCCTTCAGTCCTTCGATGATTTTTTGAATCATCGCGTCTTTGTCATCATCTTGAGCGCCGTCAACGATTTTTCCGTTAGGATCAACGGAATGCAAATCGATAATCGCCTTTGCTAACGTCACTTCAGCCTGCTCAACAGCGTCATCTTTTTCCATATTGAGAAAGTCCTTATTAGAATCGCGAACTCTTACCTCAGGCCCAGCGCGCCCAGTTTCAACAAGCGCAAGATGGTTCGCTCTGATCTTGCGTTGCACATAGTCGTATTTCTCTCCATCAGGTGTCTCACCCGGCGAGAAGTCGGGCTCGAACGTGTACGCAAGACTCAACTCACGCATTGAACCGTCTTCGATCCTGCTGCGTGCGTCCTTGTCGTAAATGTGCAGAGAGTTAACTAAAAACGGAGCCTCAAAAGCTCCGTCCGTTCCGGTAGTGCCGACCCGAGTTTGTTTGTTCTCGGGGGCTCCGTGATCATCGTGATGCTCAAGATGAATCGGGATACCGTTAATTGATTGAATCGTTTCGGGAGAGCTGAGTTCTTCGGGCGGTCGATAGGCGTGATAAATCTTCTCCGGATCAAGTCCGAGCTCTCGCCAGCCAGCGATTTCTTTTCCGTAATACGGAGCAACTTGAACACGCGTCAGCGGAGATTTTTCGACATGAAGGAATCCATTGTCATCTACGGTTCTGACGCTTGTAGAGTCAAGTGCAACACTTCTGCTTTCTTTACTTGTTTCCACTTCTTCTGCTCCTAGCCCATAAATTCAAAATCTCCTAAACCGTTTCTTCTTCACGGGCTAAAATATCGACAAGTCGAAATAAGCCTCTTCCGTACTCCTGGATTTTGATTTCAGACCGGTACGGATTGAGGCTTTTTCGCTTTTGATTAATCAGGTAACACGGCCCTGAATTGGCACCTGCAAAAATAAAGTTCTCCTGGCATCACATTTCTTCCGACTTCTTTGTCGTACATGCCCTTAGACAAATCAAACTCTTTTCCATTCATTTCGATGTGACTCTCTCGGCTTGTGTACTTGCCGGGGACGTGAATCCAAATTCCGCGAGTGACACCGAGACCTTTGCAATTAGCCTGCTGAATCTGCTGATTCAGTTTTAGCGTTTGGTCAATTGCCACACGCTGAGCTCGTTGAGCCGTGAATGAAGAAGATCGTCCAAGGGCCTCGACAATCTGCGAGTAGGTCCCGTGACCTTCATACGCATCCATAAAAGCACCACGGATATTTGCAAGCTCGGATGTTGTGATGTTGCTGATGAGACTTGTCGTGTCGGCGACCATACGCGGAAGCTCATTCACTGCCTGTGGTGTAATGAAAAAGTGCTTCCGCGTCTGCCTCATCTCGTAGGCAAAAACCGAAGCCGGAACTCCTGCAGCCAGCAGTGATGCTTTCTGAGCCGTTGAGACATCAGTAGCGAGATTCTTCACGTACCATTCCGCGATCTGACGCGTTTCCCGATCTGCGGTTTTCATCCAGTTACCCATGTTGCGGGCGATGAAGTCATCAACATTGCGTCGGAATCGATCAGGATCACGAAGAACCAAGCGGTTGATTCGTTCCTTGATATTCCGAAGCCGTGCGCGATCGAGAGGATCATCCGGACGGAACGTTAAGGAAGCGTCCTCGGTCAATCCTCCAGCATCAGACAGATAAAGAAGTATCTCGTTGAGAATCCTATTTCTGAAGGACTTCAAGAAGGTGTCGAGCTTCCTTTTGAACTTCGCTTGTCTGCCTAGATTCGGCTGAACGGCACGAGCAGTCTTCATTAGAAAATCTCTCCAGCTTTGTCTTCATCAGTCTTCGGCGCCGGCGCCACGTTCTCAGCCGATCGCTGTTTCAGGAAGTTGTTCATCAGCTCATTCTGCTGACTGGGATCGTCCGTCATGAGCTCCCCTTCCATTCCTTCAGGCAATTCCTCAGGAATGAAATCGAGACCCATATCCGAATCACGACGAACAAACTCACGAACCTCTTCAGCGCTCAGAACATTGCGATCCTGCAACACAGCCAACATGTCGACCTTTGTCTTAGCTGTGATTGCTGTAGCAGCGGCATCAGCTTCTCCAAGCTCATTGAACTTGAATGTAACGGACGGATCAACATGACCAAATTCGACAAGCTGAATGGCCTTCAAGACGGTTTGTATTGCGTCTCGATTGAGCTCCTGCTTCGACTTGATATGGTCGTAATAGTTCCGGATGTCACTCTGTCCGGTCGCGTTGAAACCACTCGGAGAGATTCCGAGGAGCTTGACCGCCGGCGTTCGGTTGATAGCCGCAATGAATTCCAATGCCTGCCGGATGATGCCTTCAACTCCTGAGATCGTCAGAGTGATGTTCTGCAGATCCTCCGAAGAGTCACATGCAAAAATGGCCTCATTCGAACGGTAACGCTGTAGAAGCATCATCTTCGCGTCTAACTGCTCAATCCCGCCAGCCTCAAAAGCCTCAGCGAAATTTGTTTTGAATACCGTGAGGTTGAGTTTCTCCAGAATGCTGACCCCTGTTTCCCGGGCTTTGTTCCAGTGGAGAACGTAATCCCAAAGGATCTGAGCCTGTGGGATTCCAAGGAAGTTATAGGCAGGCCTCAGAAGCAGCGGAGGTTCATTGTCAACTAGTCGAATAAGACGAGATGCATGCACCTCTTGGCCAAGAACGAACCAAGATCTCGGCTTCAAATAATCGTCTTTGAGCGGCTGGCTGGCGTTGTAAAATCCCGGCGAGACATTGACCGGATCAATAACGATAAATTTGATCGCCTTATCCTCGCCCACTAGCTCGGCTGACTTGTCGGAATAATTGAGAGGAAGCTTTAGCGCTTCTCCTTCAACTCCTGTGTCAACGAAAATGAAACATCCTCCCATGAAACCAACAATGCTCAGAGCTTCATTAAAGAGCTTCCTCAGTCGATATTTGTTCTCCTGAAGATCTTGTAGCTTCTTTACGTTGTCTGCCGATTCGTCTTCTCCGCCCTCGACCTGAATCCATTCCCGGCACATATCATCTGCAACGGTCTGAATGCAGGTGCGGATCATGCCGTTCTGGGCGATATTCTGCAGGACGCCGTAGCCGACGAATGAAGTCATCGGGAACTGGCCTAAATCCAAAGCGTGCTGTGTCAGTGAGGCATAGTACGCATTGAAACTCGAGCCAATCGCGGCATCATTTGTAAAACGAGACTCTTCTTTCTCCGGCTCTTTTGTGTTCAAGGTAATCGGAGGATAAAAGAGCGTTTTGGCCTCTTCGGTTGAGAACGATCTTCTAGGAGGCACGAAGCGAGAGCTTACCGCATCGATGATCTTTTGATTGATCTTTCGGCGTTTGTTTTCGTCTAGTTGATTCATGATTTTCAAAATCTAAAACGTGCCTGCTGCATCTGCTCTCGGGTCAAAATGACGCCTGAGCCGTTGCGGAAATAGTTCAATGCCTGAGTTGTGCTATCTACCTGGTCATCGTGAGAACCCGCAGGAAACTCAAGCAACTCACTGACGTAATGCGGCACCCAAGGCGCTTCAGTGTCTTCCGGAATAAAAACATTCCCTGCCTCGAAGTAAGGAGTGACGGACGATGCCCTTGCCTCCTTTGATTCGGTGGGCGTTATCGGAACAAACCCAGAAACCGTAGATTTCAGCTCTGAAATAACCGCCGAGCCGTTAGCTTTGTCTTCAACCAGTTTCCGGACAACACGCGGCCACTTTTGTGCAAGAACGCGGACCATCTCTTTTGTCTTCACAAAATCCCATTGGCCTCGTACTTGATCAAGCAGGTAAAAATTCGGACCTTTTTTGCCCCAAACCTGACCGACCACATAGTCGGAGTTTTTGGAATCCTTGAACGTCATATCCCACGACATGAGCGTATGGTCAAACTCGGGAGGCAGGCTTGATGCTGTCCATCGTCTAAACCATTCAAGTTTGAACAAAGCTCCGCCATCGGGCACTGGATGCTGCTGATACAGAGCCTCCCAATCTCGACTGCCTATCGTTTTCTGGATCTGCAGCAGAGTTGAGAGCGGATAACGCTCAGGATGCAGAGCTTCCCCAGCTTTGCGGTGTAATTCGTCATGCTCGGCGATAGCCGGATAATTTACGATCCGGAATGTATCGCCCTCTCCCATCCTCTGGATCAGTCGACCAATCAGATCGTCTGTGTGCCAACGGGTGGCCATTACGATGACTCCACCTCCGGGAGACAGTCGGGTGTAGGCGGTAGATGTGTACCAGTCCCAAATGGAGTCTCGGATAGTCTTAGAACCTGCTTGAGCTCGGTCTTTAATCGGGTCGTCGATAATCAAAATATCGGCACCCTGACCCGTTATACCGCCACCCACACCGCAAGAACGATAGGCGCCGGCATGACCAACAATCTCGAAGAGGTCAGAGGTTCTTATATACGATCCTCGGGAGTCGGTACGCACTCTCGAATTGCTGAGCCGAGTATTCGGGAACAGCTCAAAGTATTTCTCATCATCTATTACGCGTTGAACATCTCTGTTGAAGCGCTGTGATAGGTCTGAAGAATACGATGTTGCGATGATTTGAAGTTCTGGATTTCTCCCAAGAGCAAAAGCCGGAAAGCGCCTAGAAACAAGCTCACTCTTCCCGGATCTCGGAGGCATCGTGATAATTAGCCGAGGAGACTTTTTATCTGCCACGTCCTGCAGAAACCTGTCCAGCTCATCACAAATTTCTTTGTGTACCCAGCCGAGCAGGTAGTCAGGTTTTGTGTGCAGTGTGAAAAAAGACAGGCCCTTACGGGCCTTAGCTAGTCTGATCTCCTGTATCGTTGGAAGCCGCATTCACAATACCCTCCAGCGCGTCTAACTGTTCCAAGGTGAGCTTGCTTAGATCCAGCTGGTTAACCTTATCGACCTTGACCGGTTCACCGTCTTTTCCAGTGATCTCCTTCCTGTCAGTCTCTTTCCACCCACAGCGACTCTTCATGTAAAAAATGGTCGCTGCCGGATTGCCCTCCCTAATGAGGGACATTAGTTTTCCGCCCACAAAGGCGTTTGCCTTAGCCTTTCCCTTTTTTATGGCGGTGGCAAAATTGGCAAAATCTTTTTTTCGATTTCTCAAGGTCCGATAACTGATCCCGAGCGCGAGAGCGATCTCTTCCTCGTTGTCACAAACCTGAGCCAGTTGTTCAACCTTCTCTAAGTCAATCTGAATGCGTGGACGAGTCCGCTTCTTTTGAACTTTTTCTTCCATGCCATCATCCTGCCTCTAGTTAACTGGTCATATCGATGATCTTCTGAATTAAATCCTCGGGTCCGAAACTCTTAACGAAATCCTGAACCTGCTCTTTGTATTCGATCGGAATTGAGAGCGTCAGATTAAAGCTATCTGCCTCGGGCTCCTCTTTTTCCGGTTCTTCCTCTTCCTCAGCGAGTTCGGTAGTTCCACACAACAAAGCGTTCAACTCTTCGTCTGAGAAACCAGTGACCGGCGCCAAATCTGTATCCTGCAATTCCTGCAGCTCAATTCTCAGGAGATCAATATCCCAACCGGAATTAAGAGCAATTCGGTTATCTGCAAGGATGAAAGCCTTCTTCTGAGCTTCAGACAATCCGGTTAATTCAATTGTCGGTATTACCTTCAGCCCGAGTTTCTTAGCCGCCTTCAAGCGTCCATGTCCGGCAATAACTCCGCCCTGTTCATCAACCAGGATTGGATTGTTGAACCCAAATTCCTTGATCGAACTGGCGATTTGATTCACCTGTTCCTCAGAATGCGTCCGGGCATTGTTTGCATACGGAATCAGGTCATTGACCGGCCTGTAGAGAATTTTGAGTTCAGATTCTTTCATAGCTTAAAAAAGGTGCGCCCGACATCTTTCAGCCGAGCGCAACCCCAACCAACCCCAAGGAGATAGTTTGTTAAGGCGGTTTTCTCCGCCATTCTCGTCAGGAGAATTAGAAATCCAGCGGAGTGAGCATCGTTTCCATAAGAATGAAAAGCTAGGCTTGCTGGATGTTGTAAATGGCTCGGTGCTTAAGCCCACCGAGAGGCTGGCGGTTGTCGATAATCATTGAGGTCAATGAAACCGCTGAGATGTTAGCCGTCCGCCAGTTCTTTAATAATTCGATTTTGGAGTACGGGAGGACAATCGAAGATTGAGCGAACGGCCGAAAAACAAAAAGCCCCGAAATCGGAGCTCTTATGTAATCGATTGGCTTAATCATCGTATCCTCTTTTCTTTGGATACACGGGCTCCTCCGCAAGGAACCCGTTCAGATTAAGCCTATCGGCGCCTGAGTATCACAGGCTTGAAATTGTCTTATTGACGATACCACACCGAGACACCCATTGCAATAAATGCTATTTCTTAGCCGGTGCTTCCACTTCCTTTAATTCTCTATCCGGGAATCTCGTAACACTAACCACGCCCCTCCGGAGCAAGGAGGCAGAGGCTACGTCACTCAATGTCATATACGCGGCCAACCCAGAGTTAAACTTGGCATTCTTCACGTTATGCACTGGAATCGTTTCTTTCCCATCACTCAAGAAGAGACTTATGTAATCGATTCCGAGAGCCTGATTTGTATCGTTCTTAAAGACCAACCGTACCTTCACATCCTTCGGACCATAAATCGTGGCAGATCGCGATAACTCATCAATCTTGGTTTTTATGTCTTTTCCAATAAAAACATTCATGAACTGATTGTTTTGAGAGGAACCGATGCAAATCTCATTGGCATTGCAATCCTTCAGCCCAATACCGCCCACTTTAAATGGGAGTTCAAACTGGGCGAAAGTGTCTATCCCGCTTCCTCTCTTGCACCCCAAATAAGTGGCATTTGGGAAAACGTAGTTAATTTTTTGCTTGGCCTCTAAGACAGAAGAACTTTCTAAGTCGCTCTTGTACTCTTTGCATGCCGGAACTTCAATATCCAATCGGGCATTCTTAATGACCGGAGCGCCAAAAACTTCAGAGTATGTGACTGGCATCGTGATTTCAGATTTGCATCCAGCCAATAGAAGTGCAGTCAGTCCAACTAGGACAGAAAGGGATTTATTCATTTTCGATCTCCTAGGGTTTGTATGTAATTTTTAAATTTTATCAGGGCAAGTTGAGAAATAATCCGGCGAATATCCCATCTTTACCTGAGACATTCGCACTGTTTTCCCTTATTGTTTTTCTGCTTTATCCTTTGCCGCTTCATAAGCTCTTAGCCTAAGGGCAAAGAAAATCAAAGATTCTTTGATCCAACCTTCTAGTTTTACATCCTTTACCTTCCAGATTTTCCGTCCAGCTCTACGCAGAGCATAGTTATTGGAAAATACATAAAGGAGGATGATGTTCTTCGCCGTCTTAACGGTTAGCCCTCCCTCACCAATAGTAAAAAAATCGGCACCCGGTACATCCAAGTATTGCCAAACCAAGTTGAGTAAATCCGCGTCTTTTTGGTCAACCTTCATCGCAAAATCTTCTGAGCGATCATCCGGACCAGAATAATCCTCAGAAAAATCAGTCTTATTTCTCGTCAATGCGAGGGCTTTCTCTACTGCGTAGGCAATCGAGACGTTTTTAACAACACGATCACGGTACGCCCGGCGCCAGTTATCCAAACGAGGCCTGAGATCATCAATGAGTTTTTGTTCTGTTTCTGTCATCCAAGAGTCCTCACGTAGCTAAACATGCAGTAGAGATAAATAATCCCGATGGCCGAGAGCCCAAAGAAATCCAACTTTTTCCTGAGCTTGTCGCGGTGCTCCAAAAAATCCGCAATCTTCTTAGCGACCCAAAGAAGGGCGTAGATTGCCATCACAGAATTGATCCACCAGAAAACAAATGCTTCAACGTTAAAATGCCTGAACATTCCAGCCCCCACCCTCTTTCTTTGGTCTCGGTGTGACGATAAACAACGGAATCGGACACTCATCAGCACAGACTTTGCATTTAACTTTTGCGTCGTCAGCGAAGATTTTTAGAGAGCCCTTGACCTCGTGCAGCTCAAGCGTTTTATCTGGACGCATGACAAGAAAATCAGGCGTATACGAGCATCGGTTTGAGGCAATCTTCCACGTGAAGCGCTCGAACCAGTATTTGAGGATTAACCCAGCGTTTTTCTGTTGTTCTAAGTGGTCTCGATAGGCGGCCTCGGTCCGGTTCATTTCTCCTACTTTTAACCTGCCCTTTGCTTGTAAAAACCTTTTCATTTATCCCTCCTGATTGAGTTTGTGTTGTTTGGTTGAATTCTTTAATGCTGTTTCCAGAACATTAGAGTTCCGTTGAGCGATGATCTGAGCGTGTGAAGGCCAACGCTCAAACTGCGAGAAGAAGTCTCTCCTGCGTTGAATTTGCTCGTCTCCTGCCTGCTCGAACACGGAGCATCGAGCAAACGAGACCGGATAGCACTCGATTCCGGCGCCTTTGTCCGGATGGTGACAGTAGATGTTCATGTCCCCAAAGGACTGTTTTGGAGGCAGATGCTTCTTCCCGTCAGGTCCTATCCAAAAGGCCTGAGCATGAATGCAGTAGAGGCAGCACCCGCTCATTCAGACTTCCTTCGGAAAGCACAAACGAAATCGACAGCAATAACCATCCCCAAAATCTTCAGGCTGTAATCAATGTTCGATCCTGAGTAGGCGAACCATGCAAAGTCGATAAGGCTTAAGACTCCACCGGATAGACCTACCAGAGCGAAGAAATTAAGGACATCAAAGTTCATTTCGTTCCCTGCCAAATAGCAACCGATCACACAGCATCCGAGCACGTACACGCAAAAATATCCAAAAACGTCCATGCTTTAACTCCTTTTTAACCGATCGGTTAATTTGGTTTCCTTACTGATCTGAAGCGCCGCCCTCACGAGTAGCCCAAACAGCACCAGATTGATGAACACCACCGGCGCCAAAATGATCATCAGCATCTGCCATGCACTCTCAGACATAAAACCTCCTAAAAGTAGGGTTCCGGCGCCGGCTCGGACTTTGTTAAATCCAGCCATGGCCTCACTGGAACACGCGTCCACGACGTGCAGAAATTCAGACTGGCGTTGTCTCTCCAAAGCTTGATGAACCCTTCCCAAGATCCGTTTCTCTGCTTGCATAGGTTCAAGACAAAATCGGGTTTTGTGTCATCGACATCTTTTCCTTCAGCCTTCTTTTGAACCTTGCTGTAATCGCGGGCCAAGACAAAAACATTGAAGGCAATATTCGTGATGTTGGAGCTCCCTTTGATTGAGTCTTTTGAAGCTGAATCAAAGACGGAGTAAATTTTTGAACTGGCATCACCACGCTTGCGGCAATGGGCCACAACGACAATGTGGACATTGTTGGTCCGAGCAAACTCAACCAGTTTTGTCATCACATAATCGGTTTCCTTCTTGTCCATGTCGTCTCTGACACACATCATCAGAGAGTCAACAAAGAGGATGTCTGACTTGTAGTCATGGACAGCTGATTCAAGAAGGCGCAAAAGTTCGTCCGGAGAAACCTTTCTCTGAAGATCACAAATTCGCATTCTTGAGGCGAATTGTTTGAAGAAGAGGTCAACATCAGGCTCTTCAATCATCCGTTTCTCAGTGCTGCAGACCGTCTGCATGAGCATTCTTTCGATCGTCCGTACCGGAGCCATTTCAAAGGAAGCAATGTAGAGAGAAGCTCCGCATGAAATGAGGTGAAGTCCGATCTGCCCAAGCAGCAGAGATTTTCCGGAACCGTTTTCGCCAGCCAACACCGTTAGTTCTCCGGGACGAAATTCAAAATCGATCGGTCGGCCGATGCAACCTTCATTAGTTTGTGTGAAGGGGAGCGTGAACTTGGACACATGGGCCTTCTTCGCGTCCAGATAGTTCTGGAAGTCATTCTTAAACTCAAGAACGTCCTTGTTGATGAAAAACTCAGGAGGCTTGTAAGCCCTACTCTCGTATTCCGACAAAGAAGTTTCTATTTCGGCTCCACCCGTCGGATCGCCCCAATAGCCATCAAGCTCAGGCGAAACGCTTGTATTTTTTGGATTCATAGTCAAATTTCCACGCAATCAGTTGTTTGTTTTTGAACATCACCGAAACGATGACGGCGGCGGGTAGAGCTTTAGGGATTTCAAGCATCCATCGGCGGACGGTCTCTCTAAGTTCAGGCGTATCTTCAACATCGATAAAGTCGATCAGAACAGTCTTCCCTCTTAGGAATTCAGCCTTTATGTGGTTTGGTTCATCGCAGAACGAAAACAACACCGTAGGAACCTGAGGCCGTCTTCTGGGCAACACCTCAATTTCATCTTCGTAGATCGCATCGGCCTGATAGAGAGCTAACTCACTGTCAGTCAGGCGAGGGAAAAAGACCAACTGGGTAGTCGTAAATGCGTCCGGATGCTCGTAAAACGTTCTACCCTGATCGTCACGAACAACGGCAGCAGCGGCAAACATCATTTCTGCTCCTTATTGTTGGGAAGGTCCTTGATGTCGTAGGCACTCATGCCGGCATGAAGTTTTTCTACGAACTTAGATCTAGCACCAGTTGAATACGTGACTGGAGGAAGTTCTTTGTTGTATTCAGAAGCAGATACCCAATGAGCATTTGGATCTTTCCACTCATCTTTAACCCAATCTGCCTTGAAACCCGTCCAGTTGCGAACCATCATTTCATTGATGACCTCTTCCAATTTCCAGCCGGCGGTTTTAGCTTCCTTACGAAGAAGCGAAACCACTCTTTCCGTTACCGGCGCCTTCTTTTGCTTTCGATAAGCCAAAAAGTCCTGCCAAAACTCGTCAGTTAACTCCTCAGGTTTCTGGCGGCGTTGAACCTTAGCTTCCCTTTTTGGTTTCGGTTCAACTGTTTCCTTTTCGGAAACACTTGCCTCCTGAACCTTTGGTTCTTCAAGCGGAAGTTCTTCCCCAATGGTTTCAGTTTTTAGAGAAAAAGGTTTTTCACACACACGCCCCGCGAAACTTTTGGAAACTTCCGGATGTTCTTCGCTCTTTTCGGTGCGTGTATATGTTTCTTGTTCTTGTTCTTGTTCTTGTTCTTGTTTTGGCATACCCTTTCCGAAGTCTTTGCTAAAGCCTTTCGGTAAGTCTTTCGCAAAGCCTTTCCGATAGGCTTCGTTAAACTCTTTTGGTAACGCTTTAATGAAACTATCTCTTTGAGAATTAAGAATAATTTGCGCAGATTTCGCAAGTACGTGATTAGTTAAATCACACTCAGGCAATGAATCTAGAGCGCTATTCCAGGACTTAACTACATTCGGATTTTCCGGAAAGTTGTACTTTAAAAAGTTAGGTACGTAGATCAAAAAAGACTCTGAATCGTACTTTATTAAACCCTTTGATAAGAGTTCATTTAAGGCTTGAATAAAGACTTCACTAAAGCCTTTCGGTAAGTCTTTCTGTAACCCTTCATTCAAATATTCGTTACCTCTTTGTTCGATAGCAAGCGACTCAAACGACGCCTTAAAAGCACCGATAGGCGCAAGGTCACGGCGACTTAGGATTGTGTACCAAGCCAGCTTTCCCTCTACAGACAATTCTCTGAACTTCTTATCGTTGCTGATGCGGCAGTCGATCTTTCTATAGATCGCCATAGTTTCCCCCTATTTGGATTTTTTCCAAGCTTTGAAATGTGGGAACGCGAGCCGAAGGTAAGGGAGCCTTCCAAGAGAAACTCCGTTCTTCGACCACTTAGTGACGGCGGCAGCACTTAACCCAAAGGTCTTTGCAATTACAGACTTCCGTTTGAACTCACCCAGAAGTTCATCAAAAACCTGCTCTTCAAGTTTTTTCATGATTTTACTTAGGTTAAAAATTAACTCCTATATATTAACTTAAAAATTTACCTAGGTAAACCAATTCAGTGTTAACTTAGGTTAAATTTATCTCACACAGACGGAGGAACGTATGAGAACAAATGACTCTCAAAAAACGTGGACAGACCGCTTAAATGAGGCTTTAGCGTTGCGCGGAAAATCTCCGGCGGACATATCAAAGGCAACCGGCATCACACCTGCCGGAATCAAAAAATGGATCGATGGCGATGTCTCAAAGCCGAAATTCGATGACGTTTTTGCTGTTTGTTCATTCTTGGACATCACCACGGAATGGCTCATGAAAGGCATTGGTTCAATCAACGACAAAACCATGCCTGCTGCCAACATGGTCTCCATCCAACAAGTTGACTTTTATGGCTCTTGCGGTGTCGGAGTGATGAATGTCGAGGACTATCCGGAAATCAAGACCCTTCAAGTTACTCCAGCGTGGTTCTCTCGGAACTTTGCTTTCTACAACCCAAGAGACGTGAAGATCATCACTGCGCTTGGTGACTCCATGGAGCCAGAGATCCGTGACGGGGACGCCGTGTTCATTGACATAACAGACAAAGAAACCTTAAGGGATGGTATATACCTGTTAGTGGTTGATGGAGAAGCCTATATCAAACGAGTACAAAAACTAATAGGCAAGAAGATCGCACTCCTTTCAACGAATAAAGCATATAAGGACATTGAAATCAGCCTTGATTCTGATATTGAGGTCCGCATCATCGGACGCGTAATCAAAAGTTTGAAACTCGTGGACATTTGAAATGAAAACATTGGCAGAGCGTTTAACCTTGGCGCTATAGGAGGAATCAATGCTGAAGAATTTCTTTACTTTTATATTACAGTGGGTGGCAATAACATTTATATCTATAATTCTTCTTGCCGTGTTTAGACCAGAATCTGCCAGCACTCTAACCGCTCTTTTCCTGCTTTCAATCTTCTCCCCTCCATTCGTAATCTATTGGTATAGATGGAACTTAAGGAAAGAGGAGAGGGATAAGAAACAGGAACAGATCAATACCTTAAATCAACTTCAAGTCGAAAAAATTAACGGCTTGATTGACAACATTTCTATGAGTCAAGAACCGTTCACCACCTATTGTCAAGAATATGAAGATTTAAAAAATCAGCAAGGGGAGGTCTCTCTTACTGAAACACAGAAATCAAAAATAAAAGGCGCTATTGTTTCTCGCTATTGCGAGCTTAACCGATCACCCTCTTCTAATTGGCAAAACCTAATTAAAGAAGGATCTGCTTTTGTCTTCAAAGCTGATGAAAACTTAATCTATCAGACTGAGTGCAGTAGTTATGAGACTATTCGAAGAGAGAGACACTATGAGGCTGGCAACAGAGGAATGAGCGTCCGGCTCATGAAAGGGGTCTCTGTCAGAGTCGGGAATACTGCTGGTAGATCGGTGTCAACAGATGTTCCTGTTAAGTTCAGCGCATCCCAAATTGTGCTAACAACAAAGAGTCTGTATTACTTTGAGAGCGAATCCCCAAAAAGAATTTTATTTAAAAACATCATAGGAGCCGATATTGTTAATAATGGCTACTCCATAAAGGTTGTACAAGAAGGAGTCCGAGCTAAACCGGTTTGTTTTAACTTTGACTCAACCGTGCCTCCAAGCTTAATTCGCCAAATCATCACGACAGATTGGTAAGTAGATGCCTCAAAAATTAGACCGCCAAAAGCGGTTTCTTTTCTAAGCCCAAATTCTTATCAGAACGATAGTAAAAGGTTAACTTTTCTCTTAAAATTTCCCTAGTTCAAATATTTTTTCAGGAGGTGGAAATGGAATTCAGAAGCTCTGAAGTCATGGCTTACATCCTGAATTATGGGAACAGCCATGAACACCCTTTGAACAAAACCCAAGCGCAAAAGCTTTTGTACTGCTGCTACGGAGCGATATTGGCGCAATTTGATGAACGCCTCACTGACGAACACCCGAAAGCATGGCCTTACGGCCCTGTCTTTCCTAGAACAGTTAACGATATAAATAAAAAACGCCTGACTTTAGATATGGCTCAAAATTTTGAGGCAAACTGCCCTCCCGAATGGCTTGAATTAATTCACAAAACACTTAGGACATTCTGGAA